ATCAGGACAATGCGCTGCAGGCATATATTGATGAAGTAAACCAGTATATGCTTTCAGCAGGTGTTCCAACATCACTGATCAATGTGGCTGCATCTGCAGGAACTGTTGCACGTGGTGTTGCGGATCTTTGGAACTATGGTGCAGGTGAAGGTAAGCTTTCACCATACTTCTATGAAAGAGTGATACAGCTTTCATCAAGAGGTGGTAACAATGGCTAAACATTATAAACCATCTGCACCATTCAATGTCCCAATGAAGCTGCTTGTTCCTACAACTGAAAGGGTGTATGGATCCACCAAGAAAACATTTTCAGATCCTGAAAACAGTGAACTGTTTTATGGATCCTTCAGAACATTTGGTGGTACTGAAAATCTGCAGGATGGTGTGTACACAGTGATTGACACTGCTGTGATTGATACATGGTACAGACCAGATATAAAAGCAGATTGCCAGATCTATTTGTGCGACACTGAACAGCGTTATGACATAGTAAGTGATCCAGAAGATATAGATTTCAGGCATCAGTACCTTCAGTTTAAAGTCAAAAAAGTAGGTGGCAAAGCATAATGGCAAAGATGTCAATTACATTTGATGGTTTTAAAGATCTGGCTGCTGCTATTGATCGTGCAGATGGTGATCTTAAATCTGCAGTAAATGAAGCATTGACAGAAACATCAGATATTGTGAAAGGCAATCTGATACCTGCTGCTGCCATCTATGATAGGAAAGGTCTGAAGGGTTATGCCACTGGTAAGATGTACAGATCAATCATCAAAGATACAAGGGTGGATTGGTCAGGATCAGTTGGAACTGTAAAAGTAGGTTTTTCAACCAATGGTGGTGGATCAATGGCAGGCTTTATGCATTCTATTTTCGTGATGTATGGCACACCAAGAATGGCAAAGGATTCTAATATCTATAATGCCATAAAAGGGACTAAAACAAGAAAACAGATTGCTAAATCACAGGAAGAAATTATGCAGAAGCATTTGAAATTAGCAGGTAAGTGAAATGGATGTTAAACAGTTGTTAATTGATACTATATTGCCTTTAGTTGGGAATGATCCAAATAAAGTTTATATTCAGGGATCCTTATCAAATACTGCTGAATATCCTGATGCTTTCTTCACCTATTGGAACAACAGCACTGCGGATGAATCTTTTTATGACAACAGTGAAACAGAAACAATTTGGGATTTTGATTTGAATTTCTATTCAAATGATCCTGTTCTTGTCAATAGTGTGTTACTGGAAGCCAAATCATTGCTTAAAGCAGTTGGATTCATACCAGATGGATCTGGCTATGATGTGCTTTCAGATGAACCAACACACATTGGTAGAGGTATGAACTTATTATTTATTGAGAAAGTGAGGAAATAAACAATGGCACAGTTTGTTGATGAATTCAGAGGTACAGACCATCTTGTTTATGCACCTGTTCTGGCTGACAACAATGAAACCACTGGCGCAGAAGGCACAACTGGTTATGTCACTGGTGCGGTCAAGATCCTTGCACCTGTTGCAGAGATCAGCAAAACAGTGGAAACTGCTTCTGACACAAAATATTACGATAATAAGCCTGCATTAGTCATTAATGCAGAAGGTGCTGACACTATCACCTTGACTGTTCCTGCATTAGATCTTGAAACACTTGCTGCTATCACTGGCAAGAGTTATGACAGCACACTTGGCGCATTTATGGATGGCGAAAGAACACCACAGTATTTTGCGCTTGGTTATCGTCTTCGCTTGACAGATGGCACATACAGATATGTTTGGAGATACAAAGGAACATTTGGTGTTCCAGATGAAACAAGCCAGACAGAAAATGCAAGCACTGATTCTAACAATCAGCAGCTTACTTACACTGGCATCCAGACCATGCATGTATTCACCAAGCCTAATGCAAGTCAGAAGGCACTGGTGGTTGATGAACGTGATGGTCTTGCTGATGTTAGTGAATTCTTTGATCAGGTCACTACTTGTGACACCTTGGAAGCAGCTTCTGCAGCAAGCACTTCAGGAAGCACTTCAGGAAACTAAAAAATTAATGGATGTGGGGACAGCAGCACTGCAGGCATGTTTCTGGTATGCTCCTGACCAGATTACCCACATCATGACTTTATAAGGAGAATGAACGATGAAAATAAATATTTATAAAAACCAGAAAGAAATTGAAAAGACATATGAAGTTGATGAATATGACATCATGTATGGAACAATTCAGGATATCTTGTCAGTTTTAGATGAAGGTGTTCCAGATCTGAATGATGAAGAAGGACTGTTTAAGCTGATTGCTGCTAACAGGGGTAAGCTGGAAGATCTTCTGCTTGACATATTTGCGACAGAA